CGCCTAAGAACGTTGTGCCGTTAACAGATAGTTTATCAGCAGGAGCAGTGTTACCAATACCAATATTACCACCAAGAGGGTTAAGGATAATTGAATAATATACAGCACCACTTGCTGAATAACCAGACTGAATCCATTGATGAAAATTTGATTGTTGACCAAATGCTAGATAATTTCCGCCAAAACCGCCCAAATAAGCATAAGCATTAGATTTAAAATCACCAGCAGAAGCATTCGTTTGACCGTTAATATTTGTAAAGGTTGCTGTATTAGGAGAACCAATTGATATGCTGTTTGCAGTAATTGCTGATGAATTGATAGTAGCATTAGATGTAGAACTTCCAACAACTAATCTATTAGCAACATATGTTCCAAGATAACCAGTTTCAAAATAAGATGCTTGACCATTTAGACCAATAGTAAATCCTTCGCCAGAAGTATTAGCGGTAAGAATGTCAATAGTGTTACCAGTATAAACCCATTTAGTAACATTATTGGTGTTTCTCGCCATTCTCCAGTTAGCGTCAGCAGTTCCATTAAAATAAAGAGCAACGTTCGTATTTAAACCGACAGGAGCATTAAAAGAAACATTAGCTTGAAATGTGTGTGTATTTGACCAAGTAAAATTATAACTAGTATTAACAGATAAAGTTCCAGATTCGGTGATTGGACCGCCAGTTAAACCTGTTCCAGATCCTACTGATGTTACAGTTCCTGTTCCTGTAACTGTTGTCCAATATGTTGCTGAACCATTAGAAGCTAATACTTGACCAGCAGAACCAGTAATACCATTAGCGTATATACCATAATTATTCATATCAAGAGAGGTATTTAATCTGAACGCACCAGCCTGAGTGTTAGAATTTGTATTAGCGTATACGTTAAATACTGCTCTTTGACCATTTGTGGTATTCGTAGAATAAAATACGAAATTATCGTCGCTCTGCTGAGTAAATACGACATTTGAACCACCAGCAAGAGGCGTAAACGTTATTTTTTTATCGTTTGTTGTGAGGTTTATATCATTATTCGTATAAACGCCAGAAGTGTTGGCAACGAATGCAGCCGTTCCTACTTTATAAGAAGCGGCATTAACAGAATTTGTAAAAATTCCAGAAGAATTTGTAATTGAGTTTGTTGCAACTGTAATAGAATTGGTTACATTTACAGTTGTATTATTAGCGCCAATTTCCCAAGTATTAGAACCATCAGAAGAATACAGTTTTCTATCAGTAAGATTGATTGCCAATTCGCCAATGGCAATGTCTGACGTAGTAGGAACTTTACCTGCAACGGAAGAACGTCGCAGTTTGAAAACTGTGTTTGCCATTCTAGGCTCTCCTGTAACTCAGTATATACTGAGAATTTTAAAATTCATCCGGCGGCAATGTTGCCTGAGATTTATTTTTATTTATAGTTTTTTCTTTTAACTGGTTGTTTTCGGAATATAATTTATTCATTTCCTCGTTTTGACGGGCGTATTCTTTACTTAAATCTTCATAATTATGATTGCTTTTTTTAAAGACATCAAAATCTTTTAAAATCTTTTTTCTTTCTTCTTTGCAATCATTAAGATTCTTTTTTAAATCTTCTATTGTTTTATTGTTTTCTGTTTCTCTTTTTTCTAGATTCATTTTTTCAATAGTGAGTTTTTCTACACTATTCGCCGCCTGTTGCATTAAATCATTTTGTATTGTAACTTGTTTTTGAGATTCTTCGTATTTGGCAGTTATATCTTGTAAAGAGAAAGATAATGCAGAAACTCTAATTTCTAAATGAATGTTTTTACGCATAAAATCCAGAAACAAATTTTCCTGTCTCTGGATATATTGTTTAAAATAAATGTCTTGACCTTCATTAGATTCCATAGTATAATTCCTTTGTCAACGAAAACTAAAAACTTCCACCATCCAAGATATCGTAAACTAGAGCACTACCATTAGACTGAAGAACATAACCACCAGTTCCCAACGATAGTTTACGGAATCCATTAGATGAGTTTGCCACTAGAATATCTTCTGATGTATAGCTGTTTAGGCCAGTACCACCAGATGTACCTGCTAGAGCAGTAGATAGAGATAGAGTATTAGCAACAATACCTACAGCGTATGAAGAATTTGCCACTAGGTTTGCAGAAGTTGAATTTGTAGTCAACCCTCCAGATTGTAGATAAGTCTGAAGAATTGCGAGAGTAAATCCATTAGCTGCAGTATTTACAGTATTATTACCAGAAAGTTCTTGTTCAGAACCTACGAATAACTTATATAAACCACCATCTGAAGCGTCACGGAATAAACCAGTATGTAAATTAGCAGAACCATCGTTATAATGACCAACGAAACCAATATCTAGAAGATCAGTAGTATTATTAGCAGCTAATTGTATTAATGGATCAGAAACCGATAAAGTTGATACGTTTGTGGTAGCAACATTACCAGAAACAATAAGATTACCAGATATCTGAACTGTTCCATCAAAATAACCAGATGTTGAATGAACATTAGATGCATGAATTTCTGCCCAACGTAGAGAATTATTACCAAGAAGATGTGTGTTGTTGGAGGCAGGAGTTAAATTGCTGCTGACTAATGCAGTTACTGTTAATCTGTCAGCAGTAGAATCGCCTAAAACTGTATTACCATTAACAGTAAGATCTGTCGTTACTACATTTGCAAATGTAACATTAGAAGTTGTAGCTACAGGTTGACCGATATGAACACCAGTGGCGTTTACAGTAACACCAGTTCCGCCAACAACATTTATGCCAGAAGAATCAACACTAATACCATTAGCAGCTTTTGCCCAAGTTCCCGATGAATTGGCAACTATACCACTATTAGCCAATACACCAACGCCAGAAGCGTCTACATATACACCGTTTGCTGGGTCAACAAACGATCCAGCAGAATTAGCGATAATACCATTGTTGGCTAGAACGTTGACTGTAATATCGCCAGAAGTTCCTCCTCCAGAGAGACCATTACCAGCAGTAACCGTTGAGATATCGCCAACATCATCAGACCAATAAATGCTAGTACCATCTGAACGGAGAACCTGATTTGCCGAACCTAAAGATCCGTTGGCAGAAAATCCTACACCAGAACCAACAGTTACACGAGATGTGTTTGCTCTAAAATTAGTTCCAACAGCTAAAATGTCAGCATTAACAATCCCGCTAGTATAGACACCACCGTTATTAGCAATTACCCAACCACCAACACTAAGAGTTGAACCGTTGACAGTACCAGTGGCAAAAACATTAATTGTGGCTAATGTTGTTCCTGTTAGGGAAGAATAGACTGAATCGTTACCAGCCGCTAAATCGCCAGTGTTAATTTTGCCTGCAACACCAAGACCTCCCGCAACAGTCAAAGCTCCAGTTGTAGTATTAGAGCTTATCGTATTACCAGTCACTGAAATAGTGTTCGCAGTAACAATAAGAGAACTTACAGTGTTTCCAACTGATAAAGTGTTAGAAGTTTTATTAAAAGTGAAACCAGCAACACCATTAGCTACGCCAGAATCGTTAAACTGAACGTATGTGTTAGAACCTGATGTACCTGTTCCCCAATATACACCTGAACCATTAGAAACAAGAACCTGACCATTTGAACCAGCAGAGCCATTTGCAACAAGAGAAGTTATAGTTGCATTGGCTGCGATTACCTTGTCTATAGCGCCAGTAGAATTCGCTACTAAAGCATGGCTGTTTGTAAGAGTTCCTGGATACTGAGCTCCACCAATACGGAGAACCCCAGAACCATCAGGAAGACCTATATGAAGAGTATTAGACGCTTGGGTGAACGCTAATTCGCCGTTTGCTAGGCCAGTAACAGTAGCATTAGCCACCGATCTCTTTATTTGAATTCTGTTATTAGCCATTTAAATGGAGCTCCTGTAACTTTTTAATTATTTATATTTTAAAACGTTCCACCATCTAAATCGCCAGCCAGATCTGGTAATGCCAGTTTCTGGATTACATACTTATCTAAAGAAGAATCATATACAGGAACCGCTCCATTAACCTCACCCACCGCAGAGACGTCTTGTAAATGATCTAGCCTCTGAGTTGTTCCAATATTACCAAAAGTAGGTGTGTTTTTTATAGTGACAGGAACAGTTGTATCGATGATTCCGCTTGTTGCATTTGCGGAAACTCGAATATCCCTTTTTCTGCCTACTACAACGTTTACCATTTTTATCTCGTAACTTGAGGTGTGACTGTAATAATACCCTCAACAATTCTAGACGTTGTAGAACCATCATTAAGTTCTACATCGTAGACATATCTACCAGCAACTAGATTACTAGTTTGGTTGGCTGTTAATGATAATGTAACAATGCTAGAAACCACATTTATAGAAGTTGAGAAAACTGCAGCAGCATTAGAAGATGTATACCATTTTCTAACTTGAGAGTTTGCTGAATAGCCATTCAAATTCAAAGCGTCTCCGTTTTCGTCCGTCAATGTTAAATCGGTCGAAAAAGTTGTTCCTTGATCTATTACTAAGTTAGCTTTGGTGGCCATTATGTTACTATTGTCCTGACATATTTGACTGTAGTGTTAGTAGATACTGGAGTAAATCTTAGTGAAACGTGTGATACATTTGGCGCTATAAAACTAAATGTTCCTACGTTTGTGTTAGTTGTAATAGTAGCAAATTCTGTCAAATAACCAGTGCCTCTATCGTGAGTTGTTAAGATTTTTGACATATAACGATTGTTGGCTACATTATCGACAACGCTGATTATATATTCAGCAGCTGGGAATGAAACCATAGAATAGGCATCAATTTCTTGAGCGCTTGTTCCGGTAGTAATAATAGTGCCATTGGTTACAGGTCCAGTAACTACTAGACTCCATTGGCCATTAGCATTCAAGAAATATTGGCCTGATGAAATAGCAGTAGTATTAGGATTAGTTATAGAAACATTTGTAGTAGAATTCGATATTCTAACAGAAGTGTTACTTACTATAACATTAACTGTTGAATTGCCAACTACAACTTCAACCGAAGCATCAACTGCTGTAGTATTAATACCAAGAGCATTTGCAGTAAAAATAGATCCAACGCTGAGAGTAGAAGCATTAACAACACTAGCATAAACGCCAGAACTATTGGCGATTGTAGAAGTTCCGACAGCATAACTGGTAGAATTGACACTAGTAGCATTAATGCTAGTAGCATTAACAAAACTAGCATAAACACCAGAACTATTAGCGATAGTGGAAGTTCCTACAGTATGAGAGGCTGCATTAACAATACCAGTATAAACACCAGTAGCATTAGCAATCGTAGAAGTTCCAACTGTATGAGAGGCAGCATTAATGCTAGTAGCATTAACAACACTAGCATAAACACCAGAACTATTGGCGATTGTAGAAGAACCCACTGTAAATGAAGCAGCATTGATACTAGTAGCGTTAACGACACTAGCGTAAACACCAGTAGAGTTAGCAATAGTGGAAGTTCCTACTGTGTGGGAAGCTGCGTTAACAACACTAGCGTAGACGCCAGAACTATTGGCGATTGTAGAAGAACCCACTGTAAATGAAGCAGCATTAGCAGTAGTTACATAAATGCCTGAATTGTTGACAAAAGAAGAAGATCCAACTGTAATACTTTGAGCTACATTTGCAAACTGAGACCAAAGAGTTGACCATTTGAATGTCGTATTACCTAAACTATAAATGTCACCAACTGCTGGTACAAGGTCAGCTGTAGAAATACCAGTATAACTAACATTACCAGAAACTGCTAGATCGCCTCTGACGAACATATTACCAGAAACGTTGGCATATGTTCCACTAAATTGAACATTACCTGAAATGTTTGCCGTTCCGGTATGGTTCAACGCTGAAGAGTTAGTTACAAAAGAACTTCCAACACTGATAGTAGCAGCATTGATACTAGTAGCGTTAACGACACTAGCGTAAACACCAGTAGAGTTAGCAATAGTGGAAGTTCCTACTGTGTGGGAAGCTGCGTTGACGCTAGTTGCATTAACGACTGTAGCGTAAACACCAGAACTATTAGCGATAGTTGATGTTCCTACAGAAAGAACCGCTCCATTAACGCTAGTTGCATTAACAAAACCAGCGTAGACACCAGTAGAGTTAGCTATAGTGGAAGTTCCTACAGAGTGCACTGCAGCATTGACAACACTAGCGTAGACGCCAGAACTATTGGCGATAGTGGAAGTTCCAACAGAATGAACTGCAGCATTAACACTAGTAGCATTAACAAAACTAGCATAAACACCAGAACTATTGGCGATTGTAGAGGTGCCGACAGAATGAACTTCAGCATTAACTATTCCAGTATATACGCCAGTAGCGTTAGCGATAGTGGAAGTTCCAACAGAATGAACTGCAGCATTAACACTAGTAGCATTAACAAAACTAGCATAAACACCAGAACTATTAGCGATAGTTGATGTTCCTACTGAATGAACTGCTGCATTAACAATACCAGTATAAACACCAGTAGCATTAGCAATCGTAGAAGTTCCAACTGAATGAATCGCTGCATTAACTACTGTAGTATAAACACCAGAACTATTAGCGATAGTTGATGTTCCTACTGAATGAATCGCTGCATTAACTGTTCCAGTTGTCCAAAAACCTGAAGAGTTGCCAATTGTTGCAGTTGTAACCTGCATAGCAGTAGTATTGGCAGTAAACCCACTAGCTCCAGTTGTGATAACTGTGCTGTTTACCAAAGAAGTTCCAACGGTCAGACTTATTGGATCTAGATTTGCCGATCCTGAATTATTAGCAATAATGAATCTATTAATACTTTGATCTGAATATAAAGTGCTATTGCCTACGAAATAGGAAGAAGTATTGATCTGAATATTAGCAGCAACTCTTACAGTACTAGTATTAGCTATAAGACTGTTGGATCCAGTTGTAATAATGGTGCTATTAACTAGCGAAGTTCCAATGGTTAGACTTATAGGATTAAGATTAGCAGAACCTGTAGAATTAGCTATTCTAATTAAAGTAGCATTAGCCAGAGAATTTACAGTAGTATTACCAATATCCACAGCTATGGCATTGACCAAAACGTTAGAAGTAGATACACTAATAATAAATTGTGAGGTGTTAGCTACAACATTAGAACCGACTGTAATGGCTGTAGTATTTGCAACTAAACCACCAGCGCCAGTTGTAATAATTGTGCTATTGACTATTGAAGTTCCTACAATTAATCTATGCGGTTCAATATTAGCCGAAATTGTAGAGTTAGCAACTTTTACTAATGAAGAATTAGCGAAAGTGTTTATTGTTGTGTTACCAACAAGAATTGAACTAGAGTTAGATAATACATTTGTAAAAGTATTACCGATTACAATTGTTGATGTGTTCATGAACACATTAGATCCAACAGTCACTGCTTGAGTGTTAGCAAAAAGGCTGTTGGAACCAACCATAGAAATAGATGTACTGTTTACTAAAGAATTCCCAATAGATAAAGAATTAAAATTCAATACAGCTAATGCAGCGCCATTAGTAATCTGAACTAATGTAGAATTGGCTATAGTATTTACTGTTGTGTTAGATCTGAAAAGTAGAGTTGAGCTGTTGGCTATTACATTCGTAGTATTTCCACCAGTCGAGCTAGTAATAAACAGCTGATTGGTATTAACAACAACGTTAGAACCAACATAAACAGCATATGTATTGAGAGAGTTGAAATCCAAGAAAGAATTTACTGTAGAGTTACCTACAGATATTGCTGATGTATTAACTAACGTGAAATTAAAAGCATCTACAGTATTATTACCAACCAACAAAGAGTTATTAACTTGAGCTGTTGTGTTAATAACTAGAGAGTCAGCAGTAAATTTGCCAGTAATCGCAGCATTTCCCGCAGCAGCATTAGAACCATTGGCAGTAACAGCCAACACTGAAAAAGTGTAAGCCATTTCATTGGTTCTATTGCGCCAAAAATCAAAAGTATTATTTGTGCCTACGTTGGAAACATTTACTGTCATTTATTAACTTCTTTTTAAGAGTTGACTGAGCATATTTTTAATCTCTTCTAAATCATTTTCAACTTTTTGAATTCTTTCTGCGTTTCTCATATTATCTATCATCATTTGTTTTTGTTTTTTATATGCAGAAAGTTTCCTATTATCCACATTAAGTATAGCCCCGCTATTTGGGTCTTTAACAATTCCTTCGTAATCTGTTTTATAATATTTATTTTCCATTTTACATCTGCAGAGCTAGAACTCTCAAATCGTCAATAATAGGAACTTTAGAACTATCATTAGATTTGAGAATAATTTTAATTTGAAATTGTTTGAATGATGTATAAATTTTATTATCAGAGCTAGAGTAAGATACACCTAAAGGTGTTTCAAAATAGACATTAGCTCCCGATGCGTCTGAACTCCATGGCGTTCCCACAGTCATATATGTATTATTAGAAACTGAAACAACTATTTGCGAATCATTAGCTACTTGAACAATGTTTCCTGGTCTAAAGTCTGAAACAAAGCTAGTGTTAGAACCTATGATAGCATTGTTAGTTGTCGAAACAGTAACAGTTCCATTAACTTGGGAAACGCTTTGTCTAGACATTACGGCAGTAGTTGGCGGAAATACCAAATAAGCAGTTTGTGCAGTAGCATTAGCCGTAGGAGCAGATTCAAGAGTTAAACTAGTGTTATTTGCTATACTGATAATTTTTCTACTTTGAACTGAAGTCACTGAAATATCATTAGGCGTTGATATAATAAACCATCCAGGGTTCAACTCAGTTTGGAACAATGTTCCTGTTCCAGATACAGTCGTATTAGAAGTATTGCATGTAATCGCGCCTGTTAATGAAATCAAAGGATAATTTGAAGATGTTGTATATATATACTCTTTAAAGTCATTTGGATTACTAGGATCAGAATAAAACTCTAGAGAGTTATTAAGTAAAGGAGTCCAAGTTTTTTGCGAAATAGTTTCTGGATCTTCTCCATTAAAGAATTTTACCCAAACTTCTACTTCAGAACCCACTGGCCTAAAAGCAGTCAAAATGACTTGAATATCTTCGGCGTCTTGGCCAGCAGCCAAAGTAACTACTTTTGAAACATATTTTGACTTAGCGTCTCCTGAATTAAAAAATTCATCATACTGAAACAAAACAGGATCAATTTCGTTCTTCACAACTAATTGTTGATTTCTTACTATATCAATAGCAGGAGACAATAAAGATGAATCGCTGGTCATTCTAGCCTTATAAGTGAACGATTTAGCGCCACTCATGTTAGAAACTTCGTTTGATTTGGTAGCGACTATTCTTTCTAAATCATAAAATTCAGATTCGTAACCTATAGTTAATTTATTATCTAAACTATCTACTGAGTATGCGTTACTAGTGCCTCTGTAAAACAAATCTAGATTTGTGCCAGCAGGAGTAATAAATGCTAATTGAGGTACAACAGCGTTTACGCCTGGATTGTATAGATTTCCAGTGTTAGCATATGCCACAAGAGAAAGATTGTTTGGATTTGAGTATGTTGTGTTGCTAAATCTATGTATTTGAACAAAAGAGTTGCCGGTAAAATTACCAGTAGAAAAATCGCAGTATAAAATATTTTTAGCAGCATCATAGTAATCAACTGTGGCATAAACGCTCGTGTTTACAGTTCCGCCTGTAGCGTTTGATGTTGAATTTGTAGATTGGAATACAACGTCGCCGGAAATAATACTAGCTGAAGTGTTAACATAACCTACATTGAATACAGAAATGTATTCATTGTTACTATTATTAAATATTGCTTGACCTTCATTAGTTTTAAATTCGGCTCTGTATAAAATAAATTTGACATATTCCTCTTGAAGAGCGGTCCATTGTTTTTCTGTTGCTCCAAAAAAAGCAGTTCCAACTACTGGTTGACTGTAAACTTGATATCCTGTTTCAATATCAGTGTCGCCAAGATTACAAGTCCAAACTTGATAATCAGGGTCATTGGCGTCTGGCCTTACGACAAATGCATAGGTTTTTCCGTTAGATAAGAAAACTGGAGATTGGAAAGTGAATGTAGTAGGAACCGATGAATTTTCACTGATGTTAATTTCATCATAAGTTTTGTGCACTGTAGAAAATGGCAAAATGACATCTCCATTAGGATATCCATTCTCAGTTTCACAGAGATAAACAGTTACTCCATTTTCTCTAACTTGTGACCTTTGTCTAAAAAATATTCTTAAAGCTGTCGCATATATTCCAGCTTCTCCATTAGGCGTTTGTATTGTCAGAGCTTGCGCTAATGGTTCTGCAAACCATATCCATATTGGTGGTGGCGGTGGCGGCGGTGGCGGCAATATTGTAACAATATCTTCAATAGTAGTTTGAGTTGTAACTGTATTACTTTGAATTAAAGTTTGTGTTACTGGCAAAAACCCTAATTCCGGAGTTACAGTAGTGAGCGTAACAGCCTGTTTAGTTACATTCAAATTAGAAGCTGTGAATATTGTTGATGCTAAAGTAGTTAAAGCGTCATTTCCTAGAATTAAACTGTTGACATCTGCAATCTGAAACGCTCTATCTCCGGTTCTGAATTTACCTGCAGGAATATTAAACTGACCCGCTACTCTACCCCATTTGTCTGAAAATATAGGATCGCCCCAGTTACCTCCTTTTGGAACGACTCTAGGGTCACTAGCATTCAATGGTATCACATATGTATTGGCCTCGCTTCCTGTTCTTTGAGCAGGAGCGCAATATGCATCTACATTAACGCTGTCAAAAAAGAAATGCATCCTTTGGTTTGGGCGCATATTATAAGCAACAAAGGAGACAATTCTGTTAGTAATAAAAGGTTGATTGGAAACAGAGGTGACAAAATTACCTACTTCCTGAACATCAGTTCTAGGCGTAACTGTTAACTGCGTACCATCTCTAGTATTAGTAACTGTGGTTGTTGTAGATGTAGTATTTACTGCTGCCAATTTATTTTTCTCCTAATAAACATTATTTATAATTAATTATACAGGAAAGAAATTAGCCCAATTTATTCTCCCAAAAATATCAAATATTGTAGGCTGATTTCTAGTAGGTTCAACTGTAGTAGCGTTTTGTATAGACAAAGAGGGTGCCATTAATTCTGCTTCGGATAAACTTTGCTGTGCAGTTGCAGCGACAGAACTTTGAACTGTAGTAGTATCTCCTGTACTCCAAGAAGTTGTCGTTGTAGATGGTCCTAAAATTGGCGTTGAACTGACTAGGTTTCCTCTAGAATCGTATACCAAACTAGATTGAGTGCCAGTAATAATTGTTGTTCTAGAAATATCTGTTCTAGTTCTCCAATCCCCCCAAAGAGTTCCAAAAGGACTAACAGCGAATTCTCTCCATGGCGTAGTCATATCCACAGTCATGTTAACAGAAGCTGTTTGATTTAAATCTATATTATTATCATATGAAGGAATCAACTGAGCTCGACCATTCCAAGCATATGCTACTAATGCAGCAGAACGAAATTTAGTAGCAAATCTTTGTTGAATGAATGAAACTGAATCGTATTGTAATGTGATTAGCCTACCTGTTTGTGATACGTTAGAAGAAGCTCCAGAATTAAACCTAATGTTAATTATTTCTCTGGTAATTCTTGGTCTAGCCACACCATTTTGAAGATCTATAGCGATGGCATATTCAGGATTAGAAACATCCCCCAAACCGAAATCAGTAAATGGATCTACGAAAATACCATTTTTAAATCTATCTAGACCAAAGCTGTCCGTTACTGTTAAGTCTTTAGCTTTCTTTTCCAACAATGAGAGCTGCGCATAATATTCTAAATTAGTTATTCTTTTATCTAAAGTACCAATATCTCTCATTGTGTATCTACGATTAGTCACAAGAGTGGTTGAAATGGCTGTAGAAGTGTCTCTAATTGTATTGATAGAATTTCTGTTGATGTTTTGGAACTCATCAACCTGATCGCCCGAAAGAGAAGGATATGCAGGAACATTCAATACCGCTAAGGCCATTGCATTTTCAGGAAATAATGGTGTTTGTGGTGAAATGCTCGAAACACCCTCTTTAATTTTTAAAGTGTTTTCTGGCGTTATTAAGATTAAATCTTTTCTTGGCAAATACATAGTGTAATCGGCTTCTAAATTTTTACCATATGCAGGAAAATTTAGACCATCAGTAGGTATATTCAACGTTAACGTTGTAGAAGGATTTAAAGTTGCATATGAAACTGCTGTATTAATCTGTGCATTATTAGAAAGGTCTACAATAACACCAGTATCATTCGCAGTAATAGCGCAAGGAGTTCTGAAATCTATAACATCTCTTAAATAAATTTTAGAACCAGTAGATGCAACAAATACCGGAATATCTTTAGTTTGTATAGCGTTTGTGTTTGCAGTATTAGCATCATCAATAGGATAAGATTCAACAGTAAAGAATCCTACGCCTGCTGCTGTATTAGAAGCAAAGTAATCAAGTTCGACTAGTAAATAAGGATAACTAGACTGACTATAACTAGATTTAGCGTAAATATATGCCAAACCATAATGAGTGTCTTGTTGGCCTGTATCGTATGAAAAACTCGATGTTAGATCTACACCGGTGATACCACTAGCATCAGTAAAACTACTAGTAGCCGAACCATATATGTTACGAATTAGGTGAACGTCGCTAAACCCAACACACCATGGTCCTTTTGGATTTGTGTTGGTGTTTATTTTAACAAATCTATTTTTACGAATTGATTTGGTTGCAGGATTGGCTACAGTTCTTTGCATATTAAATGTTACTTCCACATTTACTGCAGAGCTTGGAAACTCACCAGAGTAAACGTTGAAAGAAGTAGTATTTGTTACAGTCACATAAGCATTAGGTCCAATTACAGATCTTGATATCTGCAACATTTTACCTTTTGGATATCTTTTATAATAAGTTTGACCAGCTGCATTAGATCCAAAAGGAGAGTCAACGTTTAAGAAAGTCGCATTAGTTACAGTTGTTACTGTTCTTACATCGCTGGCGCCAACTCTAATATTGTCGCCTGGTTTAAATCTAGTAGTAAAAGAAGTGCCAGAACCAACAACATTAGTAGAAGTATTATAAACTGTTACAGTGCCTGATAAGGATGCAGAATCTGCATTAGCAGAAAAAGTAACTAATATTTCAGAAGCTGCTGAATCAGATAATGTTGTGTTTGTTCCATAAGTCAATATGTCAGAACCACCAGCTTGTGAACCAGGAGCTCTAACTACGATTAACCCTGTGTTCAACATTTGACATGATGAGTTTGTAGTTCTGTACGTATAATCAGTGTTGATATTGTTTCCTGCGTCTCTTAGATTTTTTATGCCAGGTACGCCAAAACTATATAATTGCAATTTATTTTGCGAATCAACAGTTCCATTGGATATCACATCACCAACAGCTTTATTGGTACCATCATAATATACTGATTTAATTTGATTGATGTTATATCCGGATAACAATTGGACATCAAAAACGTGCAGTAAATACTCTGCTGGTGCAGTTCCAACTACACCAGAATTGTAGGAAAAACATCTAACTTTAGCTGTTCCAATATATGTGCCAGAAGGACTAACTGAAGAATAAGTTCTGTTTGTTATTGCTCTCTGAGGTTCTGAATATAATTTTACAGTTTGCGCTTTGTCAGACAAAAATGTGCCTGCAACTTCTTTTAGAGCAAAATAGCTGCCATAGTTGAAACTAATTATCTGAGATTTATTTACTACTGTGTCTACACCTCGACGCATATTAATATGAGCAGATTTCAGTAACTCAACTCTGTCGCCTTGAGCGTATCCTATGCCCGAACTTACTCTAGCAAGAACGTTATTTGGACTTGATGGACTTATTTCGTCACCAACAATAGTTGTTAAAGTATCAACTGTGAAGTTTTTGACAATATAATTGCCTGATTCTTCATAAGTTCTTGTAGCAAGAATATCACCAACTATGGAATAAACATTTACTGATGGGTTTACTTTAGCTACCAAAGTGCCATAATTATAAAAAGCTATTGGATTAAAATCTTGTGTTAATGCAGCTTGTTCTTGAGAAAGAGAAACTAATTTTGGTGTGAGTTTTAATCTATGAGCGCCAGGAGCGTTTTCGTTAGGGTATCCTAATGCATTATCTAACAAAGATGTATCTTGTGTTTCAGTTACTATTTGCTCAACTAGAGTAAATCCTACAACGTTATTACTAGCATAAGTGTTAAAATTATTCACCAAACCAAAAGAAGATTCTGGAACTTTAATGAAAAAACCATTAATGAAAATGATACCATTACTGCATGTAATACCATGAGCTTCACCAGAGGTATATGTATTAGCAAGTACGTTGGCCCAAGTATATACATTAGCAAGAGAAATATTTCCTTGAGGCGTTACTTGATGGAAAGTCAGTAACTCAGAATTGGAGAATATAGTTTCTCCGCCTTCTCCAGTATCTAAGTATTTCAGATAAAGGATATTATTGTCTGGGTAATTTGTTGAAAATCCAGCATTAGCATAAAGAACTTGGGCTGTTAATCCACTAGTAACACTAGTAGCAATAGCGTTAATATATTCTGTAACATCAAGAGTTGCTGTGTTTGCTGAACCGTTAGAAGCAAAATCCATGAGACGAATGTAAGGGACTTTCGGTAGATCTGTTATTTGGCAACCTTTTACTATGTCACCGCTTCTCCAAGCCCAATTACCAAAAGTTTCGATCTGATTTTGTAAAATAGTCTGTAATTGTGTTAGCTCTCTCGCTTGAACTGCAACCGATGGGCGAAACATAATACGATGATAATTTTTATCAGAATCGTAATCGTCGTAATAAGGAGCTACGTTAAAATCAGTCTTTAATGGCATTATAAGTTCCTGTTATTAAATCTCAATGATCAGCTTAAAAGATTCTGTTTGAGAATTAGACCTATTTACGTTATTTATATCTTGAACGTATAATGGTTTTACGTCTTTAACGTAAATGCTTCCGTTATCAATAATTTCTATTTCTGAACTCAAAACTGAGTCGTTAGAAAACACGAATTCACCATTTACGAAAGTTTTATCGCCTACTACTTTTATTCTGGATGTATTAGCAAAGGCCACTATACCGTAAGCATTGCTAGTGTTTCCATAAATTCTATCGCCAACTGTGAACAAAACTGGATTTAATAAATCGGCTTCTAATGTTTGACTAAACGTTGAAGATGTATATGTAGAATTACTTTTAGCGCCATTAGCATGTAGACCATAAGGATTTTTAATTATACCAATTTTGTTATATAGTATATCGTCAGATACTGTATTACTTTCGCTGTTGGCAAAATGAAAATTAACGCCCAATGCTTTTACATTCAATTCTGAAACTGGTTCAGAACCATGACCTCCTGGCGGCGGCACAATGGCATATACATTTGCACCAGAACCGACTGCAGCTGCTATGGAAACATTCGCCCATGATATATCAGCTCCGATGTCAAGCATAACTATATTACTAATAGAATTAGTAGTAGTATTAACCACGCTATATGCTACTGGCTGTGTACCACCATCTGTGGTGAAAACAACTCTTGGTGAAATTTTATATTGAGTAGCTTCTGGGATAATATTTGTAGTATTAGCTTCTCCATTCAAAAGCACCCATTTTCCAACGCTGTTAGATACATAATCTGATATTTGAAATATTTGAGAAGTTGTTAATGTGACATTATATATATAAATTGCGCTGTTGTTATAGATACCCGAAGCATTACTTGCTGTATTGCCTACCTGAATAACTGTACTGTTAGCTGACAAGATAGTTCCGTCATGGTATCCTACGTATCCCGTTCCAGAGTTCGAAATGACTACCTTTTCCACACCGCAGTATTGATTAGCATATAAAGTAGTAACGCTGTTTGCATAAACAGGAGCATATTGGTCGGTTGCGAACATTTTATAAAGTCTATATGGAATAGAAGTTACATACCTCCAAACATAACCATCATCAGTTTGAAAAGAAGTTACTTGTACTATTGCTGGTTTTATTGTAGATGGTGAATTGTTCGCATTGTCCATACATTTATAGATGTTATAAGTTCCACCATCAAATTCCGGAGGACTTATAACGTAAAACTTATTATTTGAGTATAAATCTACATCACTATTATCATACATTTTGTAGACAAAACCGTTCGCCCATAAATTATTATCAACCAATGGAGCGAAATTTGATATTGATAATTTTTTACCAAATAACATTAACCAATCAGTTTCAAATTTAGTATTATAGTCGTCTGGGGTAGTATTAGGAAGGGGTCCAACTCTTAATATAGGATTAGAGGCGACTGCATAATAATATGAAGTGTTTGATCTTATGTTATCAAACATTTCATCAATTAGAGCCTTTCTATAAGAAGGTTGTAATACTCCTGTCATTTATTCGCCTTATCTTCCTATAGCCATATAATAAACGTTTACGGCTGTTGTATTTGATGTTCTGATAATAGCCACGGTAGTATTAGTTCCAACTACAGCAGGTGCATATGTAACTGCTGCTGTATTGGAAGTAGCCGTAACAACATAACACGCTGTCGAAAATGCTGTCGCAAAGGTAGCATTACCTACACTAGAATTACAAAACACATAACCATAATTTAATCTGAAACCGTTTGGTAAAACGGTAGATCCATTAGCTGCAGCTGTGAACGATCCAACATTTATAGTATTAGAAGAAACGCTGATAGAATTTGCTGTGACAGTTCCGTTCCCTGTAAAGAACCCTGAACTGTTGGCGACAGCATTGATTGAAGTGTTTCCAATCCTAATGACAGAAGAGTTATTACCGAAAACTAAAGATGTAGAGTTTACAACAGTGTTTACTGAAGAATTGCCGACTGTTATTGAAGTATTGACTACCGGATTAGTATAAAGCTCCAAAAAATTATCATTAATGATAACCATGGCATCTCTAAGAGGAGTTCCAGTTCCATCATTTGGGTCGTTTCCGACGTTTACTACTTGTCTTGCCAATTTAAATCCCCTATGACTAAATTATGTTGGTAAATCTTCTGAGAATCTGTCAGAAGTTATTTCTGTGCTGTCAGCGTATACTGTATTTATATCACATCCAAAATAATTATTAGAAAATGTGAATTGGTCTACAGTAAGTATAACACCAGGGAGCGGATACCCGTTGGCGAGTTCTTCGAGATACACGTCCGCTCTAATTCTTGGGTCTGCGATATCACAAGTTAGCCAAAGAGGCCAAGAAGTATTGGCGCCGGTGTCGATATTTAACTCTATGTTACTCGACAACACAAAAGGTTGTAATTCATACTTTCCAAATAGAGCCGAACCTGCTGTATGGAAAGTAGAGTAAAATACTTCTTTATATGTATCCAAACTAAGAGCAGTTCTTAATTCGTATGAGTAATCCTGATAATAATAACTATCTTGAATGACCTTATCTGAATTCAAAAGACTATCAGTTGTGGCCCAATACCCTAATCCTCTGCCTATTCCACCTTTTCTGACCAAACCTCTGATTTCATTAGCGGTGTCGAATGGTATATAATTTGTAGATAAAACTGCACCGTTTGCAGCACTATTAGCTGATCTAATAGTAATTCCTGGCAATGCGTTATAACCAACGCCGCCATACCAAGCTCCCTCTGACGTATTAACTGAAACCACATTACCTTGAGAATTGGTTAAGATTGAACCTCTTGCAGGTGTTTCAGTTATACCTCCGCTGAATATGATTGTGTCGCCATTAACATAACCTGTACCACCTTTGAGGACGGTAGGTACCTGTAAAATACCATAACGATAAGCTCGTACTGATTCGCCTTCAACGTAAGCCTTACCAGAATTGATCGCTGAAACATTTTCTACAATATTATTACCACTAGAATTTAGAGCTTCGATATTATCATTTATACCATTTATAGTGCCATCTAGCCTTTTCATAATGTTAGCTAAATTAGTATAATCTAAGGTGCTATATGTATAAGAAAGAATACTGAAAATATCAGAATTACCTGTAACTCTGTTTCTGCCTGTAAATTCAGAAATATCAAACTGAGAGGGCATAATAACAACAGCTCTTCCATAAAGAGAATTACTCGTAGAGCTA